TTCGACCCCGGGCACGAGGGGCAACGGTTCGAAACCGAGATGAAAGTCACCAGCGGCCATCTGAACGGCCTGTACGGAGGCTACGACATAGGCGGCCACATCGACCTATACGACCACCGGACCGCCACCACTGCGGACTGGAAGATCGTCGGATCGACCACGCTGCGAACGGTCAAAGCCCAAGGCATCAGCCAACAGTACGCGGTACAGGCAAGCCTCTACGGCATCGGATTGATGAACGCCGAACTGCCCATCAAACGTAGTGCGATCTACTTCCTGCCAAGGAACGGCATCAGCCTTAACGACGCGCTCCCCATCGAATATGAGTTCGACCCACAGCCCGGCCGATGGGCGTTGGCCCGCGCGCAACTGCTCGTCAACCTCATGGACGTGATCGAGCAGGCCGACGGGGCGGACGTCCGCGACGCGTGGATCAGCCTCCTACCCGAAAGCCCGACCCATGACTTCGCCGACCACACATGGCCCGACGACAGTGCATTGAGCGAGCTGAACGCCCCGCAGCCCACGGTCCCCGACAAGTGGCGGGCATTGATCCCACTGCTCGAACCCACATACCAGCCAACAACCAAATAACAAACAAGGAGAACAACCATGTTCGGCAACAACAGCAATTTCAGCAACAGCAACCCTTTCGGCGCCTACACGCCGCAGGGCTACCAGCCCCAGCAAACCCAATCGCAGGCCCCCGCGAAACTCGAGAGCCTGGATGAACTCCTCTCCGGCAGCGGAGCCAAAAGCTTCTTCAACGCCGACAGTCAGCCGGGACAGTCGGTCACCGGAGTCCTCGACCTCATCGAAACCAGTCAGATGCGCGACTTCCAAACCAAGCAGCCCGCCTACTGGAATGACGGGCGACCCCAGATGCAAATCCACATCGTTCTGCAGACCACGTTGCACGACCCGAGCATCGAGGATGACGACGGGCGCCGCAGCCTGTGGATCAAGGGCTGGGGCATCCAGTTGAAGGCGTTCCGCGAGGCATGCCGGCAGGCAGGAGTCAAAGCCCCCAAGCAGGGCGATACGATCACGGCGACGTTCACGGGTCTCGGCGAACGCGGCAACGCGCCCCAAGCGCCCAAGGTGTACGCGTATCAGATCACGCCGTCGAACAGCGTCGCCCAGCTCGTCAACCCGCAGCTGGCACAGACGGCGCCTCAGCAGCCGGTGGGACAGTTCCCCCAGCAACCCGCGCAATCATCCCAGCAGCAGCCGCAACCTCGGCAGCAGTACGCTCCCCCGCAGCAGCCCATGGGACAGTACCAGCCCCAGCAACCGGTCCCGCCGCAGATGCCCGTCCAGCAGGCTCCCCAGCAGTACCAGCAGCAGACGCCCACACCGCAGCAGCCCGCATACCAGCAGCCCACGGCACCACAGCAGCCTCAGCAGCCGGCGCCCGTCCAGGCGCCGCAGGCCAGCGTCCAGCAGATCCAGCAGCTCCGTTCCCTGGGCAAAAAGGATCAGGAGATCGCCGGGCTGCTCGGCGTCACCATCCAGCAGATCGGCCAGATCGCCGGCAGCCCGGTGACCGGCAGCGAAGACACCCCCGACTTCTAAGGGGACGGCCGTTCCGGTAGCCAAGCCGGCGGCAGGGATGCGAAGACCCTGGCGGCCACGAGGAAACCATCGGGAAGGAGACCCAATGACGCACATGAATGCCGCTTACACAGGTGCTTACGTGCTTACGCTGATTTATGACGAAACAACGCGAATCCGTAAGCGCTTACGTAAGCTTACGTCAGCTTCACATAATATTCACATAATCCGCGTAATAAAGTTACGCACGCTTACACACCCACGTAAGCAGCAAAACATAGACACCAGTAAGTCTAAGCCAGCAAAGTTACACGCTTACACAACAAAGGACATAAGTATATTCCCCTTTTCATTACTTCTTCTCTTTTCTCTATACCCTCCCTTTAAGGGCGATTCACGTAACCAGTCGAAACCATCCGAGGAAACACGATGAGCGAATACCATCCCATCCCAACCGAAGAACTGCCCGCCCGATACGAAGGCATCTTCACCATGCTCGGCATCGGCTTCACCCCAGCCAACGGCACCACCATCGTGAGAACCATCACCGGACAGAACCTCGAACTCGTCTGCGAAACCATCGGAAGCATCAAAAACGGCAAGAAGGAACCCATCTGGCATCCCGGCTACCAGAAAGCCATGTGGGACCTCAAAAACGGACACCTCCGCTACTGCCCGTCCCAGGACAGACTCTGGCGCCGCGACCCCGACACCCAAGACCATCCAGGCAACCGACGCATCCTCAACAGCTGGCATCCCATCAAAACCATCGAAGACGAATACGCCATCGGCAACAACAGCCAATCCCGCGAGCGCATGCCCGCCGTCAGCGACACCATCCAACGCGAAGCGAAACGACCACAATGGTTCCGACAGGTCGAACGCGGCGTACGCATCGGCGACAGCGTCTGGGTCAGACGCGACGGACACATCACCCGCAGCACCGACCCCGACCTCGCCGTCACCCAAACCTTCGACAACCACGGACTTGACCAGAACTCCATCGGACAAGCACAGGAATACTGCCGGTGGCTCACGAAAGACGACGCTAGCTGCCTCAACCTCATCCGCATGTTCGCCACCCCCTGGCTCGAACCGTTCAAACAATTCACCTACGTGCTCTCCGGACACGGCGGCGACGGCAAGACCCTCGTCCTGCAGCAGATCGTCCTCGCCACACTCAGCGACAAACGCGTGTTCCCCGGCTTCAGCATCAACGAATACTGCGGACGGAACGGGTTCGGATTCACCCGCGAAGGCATGAACGACGCCATGGACGGCAAAGCATTCGCCTACGACGACGAAGCCCCCGCCGTCACCGAGGACATGCTCGCACCCCTGCGCGCCCTGTCGACCGGCTCCCAGATGCAGGCCAGGGTCACCGGAGGCAAATACCGGACCATACGCCCCACGGCCACCATCGTCGTCCTGACCAACAACCCGTTCGCCGACAGCAGCGAACCGTCCGACCGGCGACGCTTCGTCAAAATCGAAATGTACCCCTCCGAAGGACGCGACTACGCCCAATACCATGCGATCGAACTGTTCGCCCGCAAGCACGCCGTCGCGTTCTACATGCTGTCATGCACTTTGTGGGAGCAGGGCGACGAACCCGAAGCGGTGAACCTGACGTCCGCCCGAACCATCAGCGACGAAATGTACTGGATCATCAGCGAGATCAACGAGAACCGGGAACGCTACGACGACCCCATCGCCTCCTGCAAAAAGTACTTCGACACGTTTCGACACTCGATACCGGATACGACAATCAACCTGCTCGGTCTCAAACATGGGACCTCGAGAAAGGTGGGAGGCAAACAGGCGAGGATCGTGAGGGTTGTCGATCGTAAACGTTTCGACACGTACGCGCAGGCCATCATCGACGAAACCGACGACCCCGTCGACCATCCCACCACGGTCACGCCGGTTCCGGATCCGATCGAAGCCGACCCCCTGCCGCTTCCAACGGAATGCGGGTTCCGCGCCGACTACACGCCCGCCGGAGCGGACAAGGTCGCCCGCAACTGGAAAAAGCTCACCGAAGACCCCGCCTACGATTCCACCCGACGCCCCGACACCCCCGCGTACGCCGTCATCCCCGGCATGGCCATGGCCATCATCGACATGGACAAACCCCACGCGGACACCCCGGACCATACGGACGGGTGGACGACCCTGAACACGCAGGTCGGCGCCTACGGCACCAGCCCGTTCCCCGCCACCTACCTCGTCGGCACGCCCAGTGGCGGCGTGCACGCCTACTACCTGCTCCCCGGCCGCCTCATCGGACGGTTGAAGAACAGCGTGCACAACAACGGCATCCCCATCGACATCCGCTGCGAACGCAAAGGCTACGTCATCGGACCCGGCAGCCACACCATGAAAGGCGAATACCAGCTCCTCGACATGCCCCAGGACGGCGTTCCCATCATGAGCGACCAGCTCGCCGACTGGCTCGAAACCAACGGGTACGTCGAAGGCGCCAACCCCACACCCCACACCGCCGCACCCGCACCTACACCGGCACCCGGCACACGAACAAGGAGCCTGCCAAGCGTCGACGACATCATGCGCGACATGACCCCCGACCTCGACGGCACCGGCGAACCCGACATGACACCCATCCCCGAAGGCCAACGCAACGACCAATTGCACGCCTGGGCATACGGCCGACTCCTCAACCATCCAGAGAACTCACGCAACATCGAATCCGACCTGTACACGCGCGGTCGTGCGAGCGGGTTGCGCGACGACGAGCTGAACACCATATGGCAATCCATCCTCAGACAGTTGGGAGGCAGCCGATGAGCCGCGGCAACACCAGACACTCCGCACCCGTCTTCGGAAGCATCCTCAAACCCGAGGGACATCAGGCACATCAGCATGAGCTCGATCCGATCCGCCGGGAGCATCCCGACCTGGTAGAGCTCATGCTCCGGGAAACCCGGTTCATCGCCCGCTGCCGAAACGGGGAGAAAACCCTCGCCGACGAACCCCCGATGACCGACAAGGAACGCAAGCACGCGGAATACGAGCGGCGCCGTCGGCAACACCCCGAGTACTACACCCGGCAGGCCCGTCGGGAACGCAAGGCGCGTCATGCCCGCTAACCGTCGACCTGAGGTGGACTGGGTTTTGTTCCCTGTGTTTTATTGGGTGACTGGTGTCACTTGTGATTGATAGTAGCGTGCTTCCACTTCGGCTGGTGTCTGGTAGCCGAGGTGT